GTAATCAGAAAAACCTACTTTGACGGTGGTGTTGATGAGATTATATCAACTAGAAGATTGGTACATATCATCCAAGCCTATTCAATCTTTAATAACAAAATGAAAGCTGTTGAAGTTTGTACTAACAGATTTGATGATGATACAAAAAATTCTTTCATAGAATTGTACACTAAAGTTGACGCTGGTGCTTCTGCTGAGAGTATTGCTCAAGAGCAGAAGAACGCTGAAATTGAAGAGCAAATGAAAGATGACAATGATAGTGAGTCGGATGACCAAGATGTTATCTAAATCTATTAAACATAGTGTAGTCCTTGGTGGAGGGGTAGTGCCCTCCACCTTTTTACATATGAAGGGAGGTGAATAATTATATGTCAATTACTATACAAGTAAGAGGTGGCAATGTCGAAAAGGCAATGAGAGTTTTAAAAAAGAAGCTTCAAAAAGACGGCCTAATGAAAGAGTTAAAATTAAGGCAGTATTACCGTAAACCGTCGGAGATAAAAAGAGAGAAGACGAAACAAGGTATAAAGAACTGGAAAAAGAAGCAATCTAAACTAGAGAAATTTATATAATGAATTATCAGTTTCCAACCCAGGTCTTATATATATTAAGACCTAGGCTATTCATAAGTCCTAGTGCGTTGGAGGTGCCGGCAACCTTACCTAGTGGTAAAAAGATCCGGATGGTGGATTGTTTCAGCATTTGCGCTTAGTTTCGCACCACCTTAAAAAAACAAACTAAAGCTGCGGCCATGTTTGGTAGTTTTATAGCCTCTAATAAAAAAAACTACCATTATAAATAATAATGACATGCCTTATAGGGTGTCAAAAATGAAACTCGCTTAACAAAAGGAGGTTTATATGACCAATAGAGCAATTTCAATTTTCAATCAGTTAAGACCGTTATCAGTAGGATTTGATGATGTATTTGACCATTTCGAGTCAATGTTTAATCATCAACTAGATACTATAAATGTCTCTAACTATCCACCATACAATATCGTAAGAACTGGTGAACATAAATTTAATGTAGAGTTAGCATTAGCTGGCTTTAGTAAAAAAGATATTAATGTTTCAGTAGAAAACGGATTGTTAACAATCGAATCAGTAAAAGATAAAGATACTAAAGAGGTTGAAGACAATGATGGTGTTCTTTTCAAAGGTATATCTAAAAGATATTTCAAAAAAACTTTTACACTAGCAGATGATGTTGAGGTAAAAGGTGCTGAACTTAAAGATGGCCTATTGAAAATATCTATGGAAAAAATAATTCCAGAGAACAAAAAACTAAAAACTATTAGTATCAAGTAATTGGTACTAAATGCAACCACCGATTATATGGTGGCTCTGCTCAATTTAGAGGCGAAGGAGGCTTGACTTCCTTCGCCTTTTTCTATATGATGATAATTGTACTGGTACTGGTGCCCAAAGCTAGCGTGGAGGGCACCCCAAACCAGGCTTGACAATATGAATAAAATAGTTTATATTAATAAATGCGGATGTCGTATAAAAGTATTATGATGGCTTGCCAAGTCATAGACGACGGAGCGTTACCGTCCATCCGCTCCAAATAACATTATGAAGGAGTTGAATATATTATGAATTTAAGCAATGATACAATATCAATCTTAAAAAACTTTTCAGACATTAATCAGAATATTCTGGTTAAGCCTGGCAGTAAATTACAAACAATCTCAACTCTTAAAAACATTTTAGCAGAGGCTAATATCAAAGAATCTTTCGAGCAAGAATTTGCGATATATGACCTTACTGAATTTTTAAGAGCAGTTGAGTTATTTGATTCACCAACATTTAAGTTTAATGGTGGTTCAAATTTAATGATAGCAGATGAGAAGACTAAACAAAGAGTTAAATATTTCTTTGCTGATAAATCTGTTATTGTGTCACCAAGTAAAACAATAAACATGCCAGATAAACATGTTTCATTTACTTTGAAAAAGAATCTATTTGAGAAATTTAAAAAAGGTTCTACTACATTAAACAGACCAGATGTAGCAATCAAAGGTGATGGTAAGACTATTAGTATGGTCGCAACTGATAAAAAAGATAAATCTTCTAATGATTTTTCTATTGAGGTTGGCGAATCTGATAAAAAATTTACTGCTTATTTTAAGGCTGAAAACTTTAAACAAATAGTAGATGATTATGATGTAGCAATTTCTAAACAGAAAATTAGTCATTTTATCAATAGAACTAAACCAGTCCAGTATTGGATTGCTTTAGAACCAGATAGTGAATTTTAATTTAATGTTTAGGAGTTTATATTATGTCGGATTATTTATGGGTAGAAAAATACAGACCCAATAAAATCAAAGATTGTATCTTAACTGAAGAGTTAAAAGATACATTTTCAAAGTTTGTTGACCAAGGTGAGATACCAAATCTCTTATTATCAGGTACAGCAGGTACAGGTAAAACTACCGTAGCTCGTGCTTTATGTGAAGAGATAGGTGCCGATTATATCATTATAAACGGATCAGATGAAGGTCGACAAATAGATACATTAAGAAACAAAATTAAAAACTTTGCTTCTACCGTATCTCTAACCGAAGAATCCAATCACAAAGTTGTTATAGTTGATGAGGCAGACTATATGAATGCTGATAGTGTTCAACCTGCTTTAAGAAACTTTATAGAGACTTTTTATAATAATTGTAGATTTATATTTACATGTAATTATAAGAATAAGATATTACCTGCTTTACATAGTAGGTGTACCGTTATTGATTTCAGAATTACAAATGGTCAAAAGGTGAAAACTGCCTCTGCTTTAATGAAGAGACTAGGTAAAATCTTAAAAGATGAAGAGATTGAGTTTGATAAAAAAGTCTTAGCAGAGTTAATACAGAAATATTATCCAGACTTTAGAAGAACTATTAATGAACTTCAAAGGTATTCAGTTAGAGGTAAAATAGATAGTGGTATATTATTTAATTTATCAGAGGCTAATCACAAAGAACTTATTGCCGTATTAAAAGAAAAAAGATTTAATGATATGCGTAAATGGGTTGTTCAAAATCTAGATAAAGAACCATCATCACTATTTACTGGAATATATAATGTATTGTATCAATACTTAAATCCACAATCAATACCACAAGCAGTTTTAATTATTGCAGGTTATCAATACAAGGCGGCCTTTGTTGCTGACCAAGAGATTAATACCGTTGCATGTTTAACTGAACTTATGGCAAATTGTAAGTTTAAATAATGATAATCAACACAACCAATTTGTCTAAAAACGAGGAATACTTTACAAGTAGTCCTATATACTTCTTGACAAATAATTTACCACTAACAAAATTCTTTCATGTTTTATCTAGTACACAGGTAGCATATGGTACTAATATAGAAAAAGAATTAAGAAGTTTTATATTAGATAATCGTAGTGATGTTCAATGTTGTAATTATCATGAGTTTAAAACTAAAGATAAAGGCATTTGGATAAACAGAGATAAGAAAATGGTGGCTGGTAAACTACCAGATATTATTATCTACAATGCAAATGAAAAAGTTATCACTAATGCTGAAATTAAAATAAGAGCTGATAGAACTAGTGGCAAAGGTATACCAAATGATATTGATGGTAACAAAAAGATATGTGAAGAACTAAAATCAAATTTTACTGATTTTAAAATAGATAATATAGTGGTTACTTTATTTGAACCTCAAGGTAGTGGCAATATGGGTGTGTGGAAAAAACTTGGTGCCAATGTTATATTAGGTAAAGACTTTCTAAAAGATTATTTTGAATTAGAATTTTCAGACTTTAGAGAAAGACTAAATCTTAATATTGAAATTAATAATAAAACAATATTAAAACTAATTACAGATGTTAAAAGATCAACACAAAACCAGTTAAAAAATAATAGTTTTAATAGCAAAGTAGGAATACTTGAATAAATTATGTACGAACTTAAAGAATATTTACAGGCTATAAATGAATCTAAAAAACCATTATTAGATTCTGATGATATAACCTGGGAAAAGAAATATAATCCCTTTCTAATTAATCGTTGTCTTTCAATGCATTATGATACCATTATGCATAGTAATGAAATGAATGGCTATCATTTTCTCTCCAAGCAAATGCAGTTTCATTATTTTATAAATATAATACGAAAGAGAAAGCGATTTGGCGGCAAATGGTTAAGAGCCAGCAAACTAGATGATTTAGAGATTATTAAAGAATATTATGGATATTCAAATACAAAAGCAAAAGAAGCTCTCAATGTGTTATCTAAAGACCAAATTGAAGATATAAAAACTAGTCTTAAAAAAGGCGGGAGAAAATGAGTGAAGAAAAAATAAATTGGTCTGTGGGAGACATGTTAGAGGTCACCATAAGTAAGCCAGACGATTTCCTAAAAGTCAGAGAAACATTAACAAGAATAGGTGTAGCAAGTAGAAAAGATAAAACTCTTTATCAATCTTGTCATATATTACATAAGCAAGGTAAATATTACATTGTACACTTTAAAGAGTTATTTGCTTTAGACGGAAAGACATCCACATTAACATCTAACGATATTCAAAGAAGAAATACTATTGCATTATTACTATCAGATTGGAAACTAATTGAGATAGTAGGTAAAATTGAACCAGAAAATAAGGCACCTTTAAGTCAAATTAAAGTATTGCCATTTAAAGAGAAAAAAGAATGGAAATTATCTGCTAAATATAACATAGGTAAAAAGACCGAAGAAACCAAAAAAGATGAGTAAAAATGCAAGTACCAAAATTCAAAGAATACTTAACTGAAGCTAAAGGCGACAAGCCTTTTTTGCGTCTATTAATTATTACAGATGAACCTGAAGAGGCTAAAACTTTTCATACTGCTGATAGATTACAAGAAGAGTGTGATAAGTTAGGTTATCCTCATTATCTTTTTAAACTATCTGGTGGATACACCACATTCGAAGATGGCATCCGTAAATTTCATAACAAAGATGATAAAAAAGGTTTTGAAGTTGGCGCTATGACCGTTGCAATTGTGCGTGGTTCTATAACTAGAAAAGATAGTTGGATGGACCTTGTTTC